ACCAAGAAGGTGGCAGACAAAGACTCGCCTGTGGCCATGACCGTATTTAGCGATGTGCCGCTAGAGCCTCTAAAGTTGACCGTAAAGTTACCAGACGCATTGGTGGTGAAGTACAAAACAGACTGAGTTGTGACATCAAAGTTAATCGTTCCTGTGGCGGCAGTTGCAGAGACAGTCGCAACCTCAAGCATGTTTGTTGCTTTATGGCTTGCATTTGATGAAGTGCCAGCAAAGGTCTGAAGCGCAGTGAATGTGGTTGCAGTACCTGGGGCAACGTAGTCAGTTCCTGCGGTAGCCGCTGTGAACGCTGAAGTGCCGTTACCTTTCAACACACCAGTCAAAGTGGCTGCGCCTGAACCGCCATTTCCGACAGGCAATGTGCCTGATACATCAGCAGTCAATGACACCGCGCCAAAAGTAGGTGCACCAGATGCATTGCCGTGCAAGACCGTGGTTGATGTGCCTGCCGCTGTAGTAGCCAATACAGTAGTCGTGCTGGCGTAAGTGATGCCATACTGCGTAAACGCACTGGATTGGCCCGTACCGCCGTTTGTGTTTGCCAAGGTCCCGGCAACAGTAACCGCGCCGCTTGTTGCTGTGGAAGGAGTCAGTCCAGTAGAGCCAAAGGTGATTGTCGTAACACCATCTGCAACAGATGAGGCAATCTTGACAAAGTCAGAACCGTTCCAAGCTGCAACACACTTCTCGCCCGCCACCACTGTAATACCTGTCGTCGGCCCAGCACCGCGCAAGACGATAGACTGAGTGCTACCGGTGGAATTGATCACCATGTACGTTTTGCTCTGCGCAGGGGCAGTGATATTTCGGGTAACAGTGCCGCTCGCTGTCCACAAAATAACTGCTTGACGTGAGGTGTTCGCTGCCCCAGCAGTCGTGGTCAGTGTCACGTCCGCATCAGAACTGAGGGTGGTTGTTCCCGCTACAGCGGTATCTAGGAGGCCAGTAATCTGGTCATTGACGGCTGTTCCCCACGTATTGGCTTCCGTCCCTGTAACGGGTTGGGCTAGGCCAAGAAGGGTGGTGTAATTGATTGTCATCTTGTTTTCCTCATGCCGCTACGCGGGTCCACACATTTGCTTGTGCATCATTGACATTTTGCCAGTTAACTGATTGGCTGTCATCCACAATTGTCCAAACCAGGAGGCTGCCAACCTGGCCAACCCCTTGTACGCCTGTGACGCTAACCCCAACACCCTGCCCAACCAATACTGACCCAACACTGCCCGTGGCCGACAGCCCCACAACCGTGACAGCCTGGATAATCTCGACAACAACGCTTCCGACAGCCCCTGTTGCTCCAACACCGGTAAGGGAGACATTAGCGTCCCCAGTAAAGTCAACCGAGCCGATCTCTCCCGTTGCCTGCACTCCAGTAGCAAAGACGTCAGCATTCGCAGCAACCGTGACTGCCCCAACAAAGCCAGTGGCAGACACCCCGGTGAGGGCGACATTGGCCTCTCCAACAACAGTGGCCGTACCAACAAAACCCGTGGCTGAGACGCCGGTAACACTGACATCCGCATTTGCAGTGACGGTAACTGCACCAATTTGGCCTGTTGCAGAGACGCCGGTAACACTGACAATAAGGTCCGACTGTGCTGTGACCGAACCGACCTGCCCTGTTGCAGACAGCGTGACCGCACCCTCACCCCACGGGGCCTCGCCCCAGGCTTGACTGCCAAATCCACCAAGTGCAATCCGTACATCGGCCACTTACGCCTCTTAAGCAATACGAAGTATCGCGTTTGTTGAGTCGTTGGTCGGGAAGATAATGGTAAAAGTGCCCGCACTAGAGCTCTTTGAACCACCAAAATCCAAAATACATACTGAAGGGTCACCTGCTGCACTGTCGTTGTAAATCATCGCTCCAAAGGCCGTTATCGTGGCACTGGTGAACGACAAATCTGCAAAGTCTGTGAAAGCAGTCGTGCTGGTAGACGTTGGCGTCACATTTGTCAACGCACCGCCGCCTGCAACGTATGAACCCGATGCAGCCACTTCATTGGTAACAGTGTATGCAGTTGTTGCCGCCGTAAAAGAGGCACTATTGTCATACATGGCTAACTTAAAAGTGTTTCCGGTAGTGGTCGTGAAGTTGTGCACACCCCTCATTAGCTCCACTTTGAAGCTGGTACACATGAAATTTCCTGAAAATGCCATTTTTAATCTCCTAACAAATGAACGAGGTTGGAATGCCCTGCTTCACGCAGGCGGACTGCAATAGTTGCCCTATCTTGATTTATCGCTTCTTCAAGATAGGCCTTGATTACGGATCGCACAGCGCCTCGAAAAGCCACCGCTTGGTCTCGAATCGCTGGATGTGACTCACTTCCAACGTAAATAATCTTCTCAATAGCCCGATCGGCCAACTCGTCCGGAGTCCAGCCACGTCCATTGGTGGTAGCGACGCCTACGCTACCTAATAACACAGGGGATTGATTGCCTATCATGGTCCTGGTGACTCCGATTTAAGTTGAACACGTACCATGCCATCACGATACTCATCACGACGGCGACGACCTTGCTGCTCAATACCAAGCCCTTGAAGAGCTTGTTTGTAGCTTGCGTCAAAAGTGGCCATCATTTCAGGTGGTCCCTTGGTATAGCTATATGCTTGGATCAAACAGGCATAGAACAACGCCTCTGGGGCGTTTGTACTGATCCATGTCGTGGTATTCGTCGAAGAAAGCTGTGCAGGACGATAGATATAGCCCAGTTCTGCAACAAACGCTGCATTTGGAGTGGGAGCAATGTAAAAAGTATTCTGGTCCCACACGGAATAGTATTTTGGAATCCCCGTTGTGGCACCGTTTGGCCAATACTCCTTCATAAAGGACGTATCGCGGAACTCCAAGAATATCTGGTCCGTGCCTGAAGTGATCATCAGGTAACGATGAGTCAAAATATCGCTAGGAGCAGACAAAAACTTGTTGCCACTGGTCATACTGCCCGTCACTTCAAGCTTAAAGACATCCAGATCGATGTCTCTCAAAATTCTGTTCTCTGCAAAAGTAATGAACGTGTTTATTACTGCCGGAGTAAAGACGTTTGCGTCCACTTCGGTGTAATTTCTTATGTTTGTTACAAGCTCATCGTATGTCATGATGTCTCCACCGTCACAGAACCCACCACACCCTGAGCAATCAAAGCCTGGTCTTGTACGTATGGGCGCATGTCATTGGTATTCCTGGCACTTCCGTAGCTTTGAAAAGCAGAAAAACCAGGCGCACCGACAAACACCGATACAGGCTCAATTCTATCTGGCCTTGGCTCATAAAGGGCGATTGCATCGCCTCTATATTTCAAAGGTTCGAGTTGCGGCTCTTTTGGCTCGTAGTCGTCCGGGCAGACTTTAAATCCGCGCCAGTTCTTGCGAAGCACGTTGTACTCGTATCGCTGTCCGCAATAGTCACACAGGCCATATGAAAATTTACCTGTTGCGAAGGCCATGCGTTACACCCCTAAGTCGGGAACAAAGTTAACGCTGGCAGTGTCTCTGTCTTCCATCGCGGCGCGTAGGAAATCTTCTTCGTAAATGCTCTTCAAAGCGCCCGTGCGATCGGGGGCATACTTGAGAGAGATGTAGTACGCCAGTCCTGATGTCAGGCATGGCAAAAATCTAAAGTTGACGTCTGATGTGTTGGTGTACGCGCCAGCGTCTTGGATGCGACGAATTCTGTAGTACACAAATGTGTAGCTTTGGTCCGCCGCAGGATAGAAAAACACCTTTGGCACGTTTGTTCTCTGTACATAGTACTGAGCAGGGCGTGCCTGGGATGTCTTATCAGGGATGTTCAAGTACTCAGAGCGACTGATACGATCAATCGTGATGTCCGTCAAGATGCCCTGTGATGGGTCTCGAATGACAGCGGACAAAACGTTGACTGTGTCCGTATCTATGGCTATCTCATTGTTCCCCTGAACTAACGCATACGTAGCCTGCTCAATTGTCCAAAGGTTCAGCCCCCTATTTGCCCAATCAAGAAACAACAGATTGAGAGAACGACGCGCAGACTTAAGCTGGTAGCCGTTTGTGCCACGTATGCCGCATCTCTCAAATGCTTCTTCAATCAGGTCATCAATTGACAGATCAAAGGTTGTTGTATTTGAAGTTGTCATTCTTTGTACAAATTATCAAAAGTTTGAGACGCATCCATGTACGAGTCATCTTGCTCTGCACAGTGAATCCACTGACCAGGCCTGAAATCAGGGGCACCCTCTCCGGTCTGCCAAAAAGCAGGGCTCGTTGCTCGAACCCTATTGTTTGGCAGTGCCACAATATTGCCTGTCCACTTGCCTGCATCCGTCAAAGTCAAGACATGACTTTGTTTGTGTTGTGCAGGGCAATCAGCCACTTCGCTCTCTGTGTAGTCCACCGTGAACATGTATCTTCCGGTGTAAAACTCTCCGTCGATTTTGCATAGCCACGGACTAGGGCTTGTACGCGCAAATTTTATTACTGTGTGGGTGTGAGAAGGACAATCCCAGGGCTGTGCCAAGTGTGTAGGCATGCGCTCGGGCCACTCTTCTAGGGGAATATCCCCCACCAACGCAGTAATAGGCATTCTTGCCCACATTGCCCCACCATGAACGTTTTCTGACCCGTCTACGTGGCTTTCACACCCTGTAAAAACAAGCTGAAAACTCAAGCAACGATCCGGCATGACATTTACTGCAATAGCGTTTGCATGTAAATACTCGCCTTGGTACTTCTGATGCATGTGCGTAAACTCACGTCTAACCCAGCATTTGAAGTACGGAATGTTGCTTATGAGATAAGACATTACTTAGCGCGTTTGGCCGTCTTCTTAGCAGCACCGCCAGCAGCGTAGCCTTTAGACATCATGCCTCCAGACATCATGCCCTTGGCCATGCCACCCGCAGCGTAACCCTTGGACATCATGCCACCGCCCATCTTGCCAATGGGCTTGCCCATGGCCATGCGCTTGTGCTCATTGATGTTGCCTTTGTTGGCCATGCCACCTTTAGCCATCATAGGAACACCCGTAGAGGTGCTTGTCTCAGAGATCATTTTGTTTTTTGGGCCGCTCTCAACAGCACCACCACCGCGCGTAGCGGCACCCATTCCACGTCCAGCCATGTTATTTCCCCTTTTTCATTGCACGGCCCTTAACGTCGGCCGTTTTACGTTTGACAGCACGACCCATTTTGTCGCCCATGTCAGAATCTTTCATCATGGAGCCATCAGGCATCTTGTGCATGCCCGCTGCGCCGCCTTTTTTCATTTTGCCAATGTTGTCAGCAGCGAAAGCCGGAACTTTCTTGCCATTTTTCATGACCATCTTCATCTTTGTGGTTGTCGCCATCACTGCTCCTTACTTTGCTTGTTGAATAAGTTGATCAATTTTTGCTTCAAGGCGATTAAAGCGTTGGTCAATGTGGTCAGTAATTCTCTGAACTTCTGCTTGAGTAACGTAATCACGTGCTACCTCCTCGCGTGTTTTGTTTAACAGAATGTCAATCCGCTTGAGCTCGTCAAATTTTTCACGAATGAAAAACCACAATCCGCCAATTGCGGCAGATAAAACGGCGGACCAGATTAAGTTAATGTCCATCAGCATTTCCATCTTGCTAGGGCAGCCGCCTTACGGGTAGGCTTGCCTTTTTCATCTTTCATTGGCCCCGGCATACCGGACATTCGAGCGCAAAAAGACTTCTTGCGCGCGCCACCTTTAGGCTGGGGGGCTTTCAAATTACTTCCTGTTGCCGCGTTGTACTTAGCACGGCCCTTGGCAGTCAAACCCGCCCCTTTGGAGATGGGCAATTTCTCGCCGCGACCAACCGAAAGGGAGGGCGCTTTCTTGGCCATTACTGCGCGGCTCCACCGTAGAAGAACAGCGTCACACTGGTAACTTCAACACCGGAAACATCAATAAACACCCCGGAATCAAAGAGAATTCCCATGTCCGGCAAAAGAATGTCATTGGCTCCCGCCACAGCAGGGGTGTTAAGAGTCAGCAATGCTGTGGCCCCAACAACACTGCCATTCCTAAGAGTAATTGTTCCGGCCGTTGCCGTGTTTGTAAAATAGATGCCGGCTACCCGGGTGCGACCCGCAACGGCATGCGCGTCAACAGTCTTTGTGACTGCCTGAATATTGCTGTTGCTCATGTCTGCTCCTAATTAAGCAGTGCGTGTAAAGACGTATGCTGTGGCGCTGGAGAACATGAGGGTAAAACGAGCAACGCCTGTCACGCCCGAAGCAACGGTCAAGTCACCAAAAGAACCGGCAGTGTCTGCGGCAGCAGTTGACAAAATGCCGTTGGTGGCAACAGCAATAGTCACTGTGTTTGCGCCAGCAGTGTTGTCGATGTACAGGTCAAAAATTGTGCCTTTAACTGCTCCCAGTGCTGCTCCAAGCAACGTGCCTGTAGGCAGCGTAATAGCGGTTGCCGCAGCAGATGTAGAAGTAATGTAGCCAGTAGCAACTTCAGCAGCAGTGGCTGTCGCAGTTGCGTTGATTGCGGAGGTCGTAGCGTGCGTGATGCTACCTGTGCCAGCAATGTTGCCCGTCAAAGCGCCAATAAAGCCGTTGGTGGACGTAACCGGGCCAGAAAACGTGGTTGATGCCATGATTTTTCCTTACATACAAGTTAGGCGCATTAGTCTGTATGTCGTCAGCCGGGGCTGTCTAATGCACCGGAAAGCCCGGAGTAGCTGCAATATACCCTAAAAAGAAAGGGAGCGCAAGCCCCCTTTCTTATCTACATCAAGTCGAACCCGGCGATCCGAAGATGCCTAGTGGGTCAGACCAGCCGAAGCTGTAACGCTCACGGGACTTGTAACGCACGTTTCCGGTGTCAAAATCACCGTCCATTGAATTTGCCAACGCTGCACGTTCAAAATGCTTCAGGCCGTTAGGCACATCGGTCATCAGGAACCATGCATTGGTATCAGTCAAGAAGTGGTTGATGCAATACCCTTGTGGGATAGAGCCGTTGTTCTTCAAGGCATTGATATCGTTGTCGGCAGTGCCAACACGTAGATTGGTTTCCAGCAAGCGGGTTGCAGTGAACTGCAATGCTGGCGGGATGACCAATTTTTTGGGCTGTGCTGCGATCAGAAGACCGCGCTCATCAGTCCAAGCAGCAATTTGAATAACTGCGTTTTCCAACGAAGTTTCGTTCAAATCGGCTGCGGTTGCAGGACGGTTGCTGTTGACTCCACCAGACACCAGAGGGTGAGAGGTAGAAATCAAAGAAACCCCGTCACCACCCACATACGAGCTACTGAAAGCGTTGTTCAGGGTAGATGCAGCTTTGACCTGCTTGGTATACGCCATTGCACGGGCCAGAGCCTTGGTGTAACGGGCAGACAGCGAGTCATACAGGTTGTCCTCAACAGCCTCTTCAGTGATGGAGAAACCAAGAGCGATAGTCTCGTGGTTGTACCGAGCCGTGAACGCTTCCTGTGCATTGTCATAAGCAATGGCAGAACCCTCGTTCTTGACTGGTGCAGCGGAGAATCCCGACAGCTTGGTCTCTTCTTCAAAAGAACGCTCTGAGGTTTCGGTCTCATAAATCTCTTTATGTTGCTCGCCGTAGCGTGCATACTCAAGACCGAACAAAGCATTAAGACCCGGAAGGAGTTCCTTCAGTAGTTGTGCGCGTGAAATAGCCATGATTTATGCTCCTTATGCGCCAGTGGCAGAGTAGTAACCATGCAGTGCTTGGTTAAACTTAACCAAAACTTCTGGATACTGGGTGAACACAATAGTGGATGCGCTAGGAATAGCCGTAACACTGCCGGGGACTGCAATCGCAGAGTTAATCGTAACTGACGTTGCAGCGGCTGCCGCAGCGGTGGTTACAAAAGAACCTGTTTGAATGATTTGTCCGTTTGCTGCAACGTAGGCTACATCTGTTCCAACAGGGATTGCGCTAGGCAAGCCAGTACCAGTTAAGGTAATAGTTGTAGAAGATGAAGAGCCAGTTGCACTTACTGAAATAGCAGACTCTTGTACCAAGCCAACCAAACGCAAAGGCAAGGTGGTTGTTACTGGAGTTGCTGTAGGAGCTAAAACTGCGTTAGCAGAATTGCCAGTGGTTGTGCTACCCGTATTGTTAATAGCAGATAGGTTAGTACCAATCATAGCCATAGCAGCGGAAGCAATAGCGGTAGTGGCGGAACATACAACCGCTTTAAACACAGCATCAGGGTCGTCCAATACATAAGCTTGGCAATCACCTGCAAGGGTTCCTGAAGGCCAGTATTGAGCAAATTGCTTTTGCTTGGTTAAAGGGTTTGTATAAGTACAGCCCAAGAAAATACCAACCGTTTGGTTTAGACCAGTGCCAGTAGAAACTGAAGCACGGGTTACATTACCACGCGATAGTACAACGAAATCACCATAGAAGATGTCAGTCGCATAACCGTACTGGATGGGGTACATACGAGTACTCCCAGCAAATACTTGACCACCAATCAAGTTCAATGGTTTTAGCCCGTATGGGGCGTCAACTACTGGATAAGCCATTTAAATTCCTTTATTTAGAACCTGTACCAAATCCGCTTCCGCGACTGGATGAAGACTTGCGGTCAGCAAACAGAGGCATACGCGGGTCATTGTTTCTCATGAAGTGGTTGTCCACTGAGTCCATCTGGTTCTGCGCTTGCGTGTCGTAATACTCTTTCATGGCAGCGAGTTTTTCGGTAGGAATTTTGCAAAGCA